ACTAGAATAGTTTGATCTGGTTTAAACATTGCATACCATGCTAGGTAGATACTAGCACAGGTAGTTTTACCTGTTTGTCTAGGCATCATATTAATATTAAAACGATAGTTATGATAACTGTGCATCAGTCTTAACTGATACTCGTAAGGATCAAATAACAGTTTTCCCTTCACAGGATGTTGAATAAATGCAAAGTGTTTTGCAAAGTGTAGATACCCTTCGTCAGGATCCATGCACTTCATCAAGTCTTCTACTTGTGCATTTGTAAATGTTTCTTGTTTATTGGCTTTCTTAATTAAGACGCCGTCTAGTGATGCTGCCATAATAATATTTATTCAAAAAAATAGGCCCCGAAGAGCCTATTGATTAGTTTAAGGAATTAAGCTGATACGCAGTTGTTTACTCTTTTTCCGCCCTTCATTTTAGTTTTAGGGCTTCCAATCTTTTTACCATCCCAACATGCTGGACCGCCTGCTGGTGATTCTTTTTCACTTACTTTTTTGTCGACTTTTTTTTTAGAATACTTACCTTCTAATGCTGCTTTTAGTTCTTCTTTAATACGTGCTTCTAACTCAGATGTATCATCGCTATCGTCTTCAACAGCCATTGGGTTGTCGCCATCTTGTGTAGCAGGGTATGCTTTCTTCTTGCGGTTCAAATCATTACCATCTGGAATAGCATCGCTCATATCACCGTATTCTGGATCTGGTGAATTGGCATAATTTTCTTCAGTTGGTTCATCAGGTTTACCAACTATTAAGTCTCTCATAGTAGCCATGTCCATTTCTTGGTCATCGCCATCTGGTGCTGGTAACATTTTTGGTTCATCTGTAACTGCTGGACCCATCTGTGTAATGCCAGCAGCATCTTGCATCATTGCAATTAAGTCTGATACATTATCTTTACCTGATGCTGTAATACTTACTGTTACTGGTTGTCCACCTTCTGACGCCATTGGCATTTCTTGTCCTGCCATCATTGGGCTACCACATTCTTGTATAGACTCTAAGATAGTTTTCATACTGTTAACATCTTTTGTATCAGCGGAAGGTTTATCACCACTTGCGGCTGCATCCATGTTTTGTAAAATATTTTTCATATCCATTTTTTTAACTCCCTACAGTGCTGGCACTGTTTTCTTTGTTGTCAATATCTTTGCTATCGCCTACGTGTACGCCTTCAGTAGGTTCATGATCTCGTTCCTTACGGGCAGTTTCTAATTCTTTTAGTAATCCCATTATGCGTTCTCCTGCTACTTCTTTTTGTGCAGATTCGCCACCCATATCTTCTTGTGTTAATAACACATCGTATGTAGTTTCTTCTGGAGCGTCTTGATATTCTTCTCTAGGATCATTCATATTGCGCACAATAATATATGCTTGATCAACACCGCAACACTTGCCTAAATACTCTTGTAATACTTGCGGCGTAGTTGGATAGTTAACTTCTGCTTCAAAATATGTTACTTCCATATTTTGTAATTGTGGAAAATCTAATGGACGTTCTTGAATTGGTGTTTTCTTGCCTGCTGTTATATTTACAACATCATATTTTTCAAGTGCCATTTTCATTTGTTGCACACATTCATCTGGACAATTGCCAGCAATGCCTACTTTAAACTCGTATGTTTTTTTTGCTTCTGTAAGAATTTCATTAAATTTGCGCATGTTATGTTTCCTATTATATGTTATTTATCATTATCTAGTCCTTTTAGACGTTCTAATAGACTATTCCTGTCAGTAACAACATAACCTTCACCGTTAACGAAATCATCGCCTTTGGCTCCTTTGTCACTATCTAATTTTTCTTTCTTTAATTGTAACTCAACCATTTTTAGTTTTTTGTCTAACTTAGCAACTTTAGCATCAAGGTTTGTTTTTAACATATTACCAGCAACTTCAAATACTCTGCCACTGTAACGTGCTTCTACGTTCATACCTAAGTCCATTAAGTCTTCGTATGCTTGCATTGCTTTGTCTGATACTTCACTAAGTTCTTTATCAGCTAAATCACCTAAACCTTTTACTTGCGGCAATGCACTTGATATCTTATCAAATTCGGCAATGTCTCGCATTGTTTCTTGTTGTTGTTCAAGATGATAAGACTGTTGTTCAGTCTCTTGCATTTCTGCATCTTTTATAATTTCTTTGCTCTCGGGCAAATTTAGTAAGTCTTCTAGTTTCTTGGTCATGTGTCCTATACCATTATATGCTAGTTTTATTTATCTTCTTTTGCCTTGGTGAAACATATCTTGTTCATTTATAATTCTAAAGAAAATATTTTTTTGACTGCACCACGCCCTTGCAGCTTGCCACTTAGCTTGATTAATTACGTAGTGTGCTTGATTGTGTTTACTACGCCCAACCTTTTCGCGTAGAGTTTGATTAGCTGGCTTAACTTCTATTAACTCGACTCGCTTTTTACCAACTTTGTCACCATATACTATAAAAAAGTCAGGCACGTATATTGTGTTTTTTCCTGTTAATGGATTTCTATACGGAATCTTTATTGCTTCACTTGCCCATTGTTCAACACTAGTATGCTCGTCACAAAAACGCATAAAAGCAAATTCCCAACTACTGCGGTATGTTGGGGTTTTATTTCCAACATACTTTTCAGGAAATTTTAAAGTATATTTCCCTTGGGCAAATTTGGCCATTAGGAACCTTCAAGTATATTTCTTGTTTCAATTGTTGCATTTTTTTGTTTTCTAAATCCAACAACGCTTGTTCTTTTTCGATTGTAATTAAGTATTTCAGCAACAATAGAACTTAATCGTGTACTATCAATTGTTTTTAGTGTATCTAATAATTCAAATATTTTGATGTTTTCATTTTTTGCTTGTCTTAATAAAAGGGTACTAACAGCTATTGCAGCTGTTTTGTCAAATCCTGCATCTTCAAAAAATGCAATTACCACACTTAGTTCGTTGTCTGATAAATTAATTTGTGTGTTATAATAAGTGTCAAAAAATAATTGCACTCCTTTATCAGATCTTTTTGATATGTTTGGAATTGGTAAACTACTCATTATACAGCTTCCTCTAAAATTTGTTTCTTATAAGATTCTCTTTGTGTAATCGGCAATGCTGCCCAAGCAGCAGTTAATCCATTAATACCAGCCCCGCCATCACTTAAAAAGTCTGCTAAGAATAATAACTTAGCTAATGAGTCTAATGCTGCTGGATTCTTAGTTAAATCTTCTACACTTAAACTAGAGTTAGTATTACTATTAGATGTAATATTACTACTTGAAGATTTTGTTACACTTTGTTGTCCGCCTGCACCTCGTGTTTTTGGTATATTAATGTCAGCTAGTCCGCCAATGTTGTCAATATTTGTTACTTGCGATATTCTAGTATAAAGATCATTAACCGCATCTGGCAAGTATGTTAAAGGTCCGTTATCATAATCAATATTAGGATCGTTATTTGTGTATTGTTCAATATTTGTATTTGCAACTAAGTCAACTTCTTCTTGTGTAGCATTAGGCACAGCTAATGGACTTGGCTGTGTATCATAATGTACTGTTCCGAATCCAACTGGATTACCGTCATCGCCTGCTTCTACAGTTCCTCTACTATAATGAACAGCTTCGTATTGAAGCGTAATAGTATTCTGCATGAAGGTTCCGTTGTCTGAACTTTCAACTTGATCATGTTCCCAATTTGTAATTATTGGATTTACTAATGTGTATGTTGTAAACTGTGATCGTGATAATTGAGATATTTGTATATTTCTAAAAAACGGAACAGATAAATTATTATCTAATCCATATCTAAATTGGTTACGTTCTCTACCTTTGTATGTAGCATCACCGTCACCAGCTTTGTTATATGCTCCTGCATCATTCCCGTACCAGGCATCAGCATAATAGTATCTATAATATGCTTCAAGTAATGCTGTTGTTACGCCATGATTATCGTCATGAAATGTAATAGTAATAGGCTGATATTGAATTGCTGTTTGCATATTTTTTATACGATTATATTTCTTACGTGTTTCAACAGTAGCTTGAAATTTAGGTAAGTCTGCTGCTTTAACAAGCATACCAATTTCAATACCATACTTTTCAATTAATGCTTGTATAGTATTAGCTACGTTCGGATCAATTGCAAAAAACGTATGAAACAGATATTTGGTTTTTGGTGCAAACTTTAAATTGTTGCTGAGGAATAGTCGCGAAGCATGATTGTAATCAGCTAGATTACCTTTAGGTCCATTATAGGAATTTAGGTTGTTTGAATATGCATTAGTTGTCATACTAATATTTATCTATATCTTTTATGTGCGTAGATAATAAAAAAGGGGCATAAAGCCCCCTTTTACTGTTATGTTTAAGTAACTTACGAACCGCCGCCTGTTATTAACGAACCATTCTGTCTCGGTACACTTACACCAATACCGCCATCTGCATCTGTTTGGATTGCATTGTCGTACTGCATTTCTAGTGTTACTGTTACTGGCTCATTGTTTTGATATGCTAATGAGTTATAGTTTGCGTTAGTAATAAAGCAACCGTATAATTCAAAAGTTTCAAGAACGTTTGGCGTATACACACCGTTACCACCGTCTAAGATCTCAATACGTGTTGTAAATTTATAATCTTGACCTGATACCGGACTTGACTGTTCCATAAAATCAAATTGCTTCTGTAACTGTTCGCCTACAAGCTTCTGTACAGCATTATTTACATCTTCACGTAAGTTCAGTGTAATTGGTTGCCATGTGTGCTTGCCTGCTAAGTATGCTTTTGAGTTGTATGCATGTATTTCCATTGGCTCAAATGCTACTGTTGGTCTAGTTACGTCAATAACTTGTTTTGTTAGTTCTGTTGTCGGAGTTGAAACACCAAAGTTTTCCAGCGACACTCTAAAGCGGTACTGGAGCTTTGGCATTAACAAGCCCTGGCTTGCAGCTGAGTCGCCACTTGCTAACGGAACTGTGATTTTCGATAATGATGAGATTGCCATTTAATTTGCTCCTAATTGCTTAATATTATTTATCATCTTATAAGCCTGATATTTCACCAGTGTTTTTCAATCTCAACGGAATGTATATAAATTCAATTGACTTAACTGGTTCAATTGCAATATCAACATATAATTCGTTGCGATCTACTCTTGCTGGAGTGTTGTTTGTTTCGTCACACACAACTAAGTAGTCGTATAAGGCTCTTTGTCCTACTAGCTCAAGAAGTAAACTTTCAACTTGCTGTTTCATTTCATCTCTAGTAATTTTATCATTTGGTTCAAAGATATACGGTTTAGCAAGTGTGTTTAGTTGTGAACGTAAGTACACTACTAGTCTTGCAACGTTAATTCTATCTAACGAGCTTGCACCTCTTGCACGAGTCTTCTGTCCAAAGTTAACAAGTCCTGCGCCAGTAATAAACGTAATTGGGTTAACACCTTGTGCATACAATGTATCACGCTGTCCTTCGTTTAAGGACGTTGAAACAAATTCGCCTCCACTACTAATGTAGCCTGTTGAACTTGCATTGCTTACTCCGCCACGTCTTGTACCTGCTGGTGCAAACCATGGATAGCTAACTTGATCACTTAGTGCAATAGTACGCATCATCATATGACTTGGCGGAACTACAACATTGTTTCCAAAGTTATCGCTTGTAAAGCCCCATGGATAAAATACACCTAAGTATTCATCGTTAGTAACAAGTCCGTCGTCGTTATCTTCAACAGCTGCACGAACGTTTGTTCCCCATTCGTTAAGTGAAGTTGCATCTGGTGTTAGTCTTGCTGGGCTATCACCAACAACAAATGCTGTTAAGCCTCTGTCGTTGTTTAGTGTAGTTAACTCACCGATTAGTTCTGGATACCCAGGACATGCAATTAAGTTAAATCTACGTGAATCTTCATTTCTAATATCATCATTGCTATTAACTACTGCTTGTAGTTTTTGTACAACAACTTTACGCTGTGCTTTACGTCCAAAGCTACCTGATCCGTCTTCGTTGTTTGCTGATTCAGTTACCCAGCGATCTGCTGCATAGCTTGTCATCACTTCGTCATTAAAGCGTTTGTTAAGAGCTGTTTTATCAACATATCCAATTTCGTAACGCTTAACATTAAATCCACTTCTACGTGTATTAAACAATAATGTACCTTTTGGATATAATGCTGGATCTGGGCAATCTGGATCTACAAAGTTTTTAGTTAACAATGATTTAATTGTTGCTGCTGTATTTCCTTTTGCTCCACTTTCGCCGTAACGTGCATCAGCAAAAACTATACCGTTTTCAGTTGTTTGGTCACCGTTATCTACTAAGTCCCAGCGATCAAGCAATGGTCCTTTGTAGCGATATATTGTTGGATAGTTTTCAATGTCACTAGTATCGATCCAAAGATCACCTGCTACTAATGCACTTGTACCATCTGACTGTTTAGTTGGTTTTGTAGCTGAAACAATTGGTCCGTTTGCGTCAGTACCACTAACTGCATTATAGACTGGACTTGTTGAATCTTTATAGCCTACCCAAACACTACCGTTGTTAACCATAATGTCAACTTCGTCAATAGTTGAGTTGTACCATAATTGTCCTTGACTTGCTGTATTTGACGGAGTACTGTTGCTAGGAGTATAACTTAATACTTCCCAGTTACTTACTCTGTACTCAATTGGTGCAACGTTGTTGTCAACACCTGGTTCGTCTGCAACAAAGCGTGTTCCTGCACCTGTAACAATATTGTAAGGTGAAATACCTAACTGTGTTAATGCTGGTGCAAAACTTGATACATCATCTTTAAGTTTCATTTCGCCGCCTGTACTGTGTGTTATAACTACACGATCATTATCAACACTTGCACTAACATTTGGAATATTAGCACTTGTAATAGCAGTTGCAAGATTAGTTGCTGTATCTGTACCTTGTGCAGCTGCATTCCATGATATAGAATGTGCTGAGAATGTATTTGCTCCTGGTGAAGTTGCACTAATTTCTAGTTTATACACTTGTCCATCTGTAAAGTTAGCTGGTGTTATTACATTTGTTATTACTGTAGTTGCGCCAACTGCTGCACGTTTAAATATTTTAAAAGTAGCAAGTGGGCTAGTGTCGCCTGCAACATTAGTTTGAACAAACAAGTTACCAATTGTTAAGTTTGCGCCGCCGCCTGTTAAATCTAAATCTACAATTGCATCTTGTGCAGTTGGATATAACGGAGCCGAAACTGAATCCCAAATCTTAGTTGCATCGTTCCACTGTTTTACTCTCCAACGAGCACCTTGATTAGGTGTAGTTGTTTTAATCCAAACACTGCCACTTGGGCGACCATTATAGTTTGTGCCTGATTTAAATGTATCTGGAATTTCAGTGTGCTTACTAATTTGCACTGCTGGAATTAAATATTGTGTTGCTGATAGTCCTAACCAAGTTAGTACTGATGCATTGTCGTTTGGTCCTAATGCAAACGTAATTCTATCAGTTGAAGAACCTGTGTTATACAATGCTAATTCGCCGCTAACTTCAGCTGCCGAAACACCTGGAATAGCAAAGCCATTAATTGCTGCTACTACTGTTGCTATTGAATCGCCTGTAGTTACTGTTACTGTTGTGCCATTTAATAAGAACACTTCTGAACCGCTTTCGGAAGAATCTTCACCGTATGTAGTACTTGCCTTTGCACTAGTTACAGTTGGAACAGAACCAATCCACTGCGATGAACCTACTTTAAGCCAGCCACCAGTACTTCTATACCAAATTGTATTAAGTGTAGTTACTGAAACAATAGCGTAATCGCCAATTGCACCAATTGAACCTAACGGCGTATAATCTGCGTTATCAAAGTCAACTACCTGTGCTTGCTGTGTAATAGCAAGTGGCACTTTGTTAGTAAATGTTTGTCCACCTGTTACTGACTCACTAGCGTTATTCCACTGTTGAATTCCGTATACAGATGCTGCTGTATCTAACCAATATGTGCCTGCGTCTGGAGCACTTACTGGTACTGTTGATGTCGGAGAAAGTTCGCCTAAATCTACATTTGCTCTTACAACCCAAGCTCTGTTGCTTACGCCTAAATATGAATATGCAGCCTGTAAGCCGTATTCGTTAAGTTCACTTCCGTGAACTGGATTATTACTTGCATCTGTTTGGAAAACAGGATCTCCAAATGTTTCAGCTAAGTCACGTTGTGATGTTAGCAAGTACGGCTTACCAGCATTTACTGCTAGTGTTCCGATTGCTGTGCCCGATGCTGAAGCATTTAGTTTATTTGCTTGCGATGCAACAAAAATTACTGGTACTGTACCTGGTTCAGCGGGTGTGTAGAAACTTTCATCTATTACGCTTACCTGTACACCTGGTGATGTCAATGCCATTTTTTATTCTCCTATTGGAACTGTGTTCTGTTTATTAATTGTATTTACCATTTTAAATAAAAAAGCCTGTGCAAACACCATATAAAAAGGTACCAAAAAGGTGAGCTAAATACAGTATGAGACCATTATGCAAATGCGGAGAGCGTCCTGCCGCAATAAATTACAAAAAAGGTAAGAAAACATACTATCGTAAGTTATGTGAAACTTGTTTGCGTAACGGTTTAGGACACGGTATACCTAAATGGAAACAACGTGGATACGAGAAAAAAGATGCTTGTGAAAAATGTAATTTTAAATCTAAACACCCTGAGCAGTTTAATGTATATCATATTGATGGGGATTTAGAAAATTGTCGCCCTGCTAACTTAAAAACTATATGTGCTAACTGCCAACGGGTTATTCAAAAAGATGGAGTTGTTTGGAAGCAGGGAGATCTTGTTCCTGATTTTTAATAAGAATAGTTCGCATTAAGATATCTACATTTAATTTTAATCTTTCTAAGTCACTATTATTATCAATTGTATAATTACACATCCATTGTTCGATGCTCATTGAACTAGGATCTTCTGTAGGCAAATGGTCACTTCTGTCTACCCAAATAGCATAGTCAAATATTTCTTCATTCTGCATTGCAAAAAATTCACGCTTGTTACGTAGTCCGCAATAGATATCATGTTTAGCAAATAAGTTTCGTCCTAGCTTTGCTAAGTCATCTTTACAGTAATTATGGATCATGTTGTACCATTCAGTACGATGGTTATGACGATCAACGTAACACTCATCTTCATTGGCATATCCGTATTGATCCTTTAGATCATTATAGATAAAAAGTTCTGAACAAAATTTACTTGATGATTGGAATGTATATCCGTATGCTTCTAACATCTCGCATACCGTATCCTTGCCATGACGACCATGACCTACTACTAATAACTTAGGTAACACACTAGCTCCTTATTTAAATATACTTTAAAGTATACACTACATAAACAAGTATGTCAACCTTAATCGTAGCCTAAATGAGCTACATTTTCCATTTCTTCTGTGAGTAGTTCTTGAACACGCTGTTCGTATGCAGCTTCGAAGCCATTTGCTCCGTACTCTGCTCTTTCTGTGTTATTCCAAAGTCTTCTAAAATAGGAGTCATATAAGTATTCGATAGTTGCGTCTGATTCGTTTCTATCAATTAGTTGGCCTTTAATTAACCAATTATATCGGTTAGCTTCTTTACGTACTTCTGGTGAACACATTATGGACCTCCTTGTTACTTTGTATTTACAAGGAACTAAAATCGTTAGCGTTAACTTCTAGGGGTTTTAACCTATTGTAAATCCGTAACCAACGCCGCCGCCGACTTGTTGAATTACTTCTTGATCTAATCTTTCCATTTCTTGCATTGCTTCATTTTTAAGATCATTACCATTGAGTGTTGACCCACCTTGTGGACCTGCAATAGTAGCAAACTTTGAACGTGCTTCGCCTAACATATACTTACAACTAGCAAGTGTGTAATCTTTGATCCACTGTTGTGCTAGATAGTCAGACAGTAATTGTTCATCTGGACGATAGTTATATGCATATAGCATTATAGTTTCTACTGCTCGAGGACGTTGTAGTAATGTTAATTTTTTAGTTGTTGAATTCCATTTAAATTCAATGAAACTACCAAACATTCTACCTACTAGTTCTTGGTATTGGCTAAACATATCATATGTTGCTAGACCGCCCATATTTGAACTTGATAACAGGTATGCATTTGTATATGCTAAACTGAACGGATCAAACAAACTGCCGCCACCATTTTTTCCGTTTTCGTAGAGTTTGATACTAACAACATCATTTGCAGTTAACCCTGAATTAAACGTAATAGTTCTTGCATCATTGTCAATGCCATAGCTAGTCGTTGTTGTACCATTTATAGTTACTACAACTGTTGCTATAGCTGCAAGGTTATAGTTCACATCAAACACTTGTTGAGAAGCAGACGCTATTACTGTAGTTGAGTATATTGGTCCTCCGGATGCCGAAGTTCCAGGACGTGATCCAATACTTCTGCGAAACATTTTTCTAACCTCCATAACTTCACCTGGAAGAGTGTACTCGTTAACGTCTATAATAGTATCTAGAAACAAATACGATTCTTCAACTGCATTATCACTACGTTGTCTAAAGCGGCTTAATGCTTTATTCAATGCAGTTTCATAATGAATTGGGTCTAGTTCAACATCAATCATTCCGCCGCCGAGCATAGCGTTAACATAATCAAATACTTCTTGTTTTTTAGTGGCCATATACAAAGTTCTCCGTACAAGTATTTATCTCGCGATAAATATGTATATGCCAAGACTTAGTTTATATAAACCCGAACGCGGCGCTGATTTTGAATTTCTAGATAAACAGATTCTAGAGATGTTTACTATTGGCGGGACTGATATCCATGTATACAAATACATCGGTACAGATGACGGGACAACCGCGAAAGATCATACACAAATACAAGATATGCTATTTTTAGAAAATAGAGATCGTAAGTATGATAAAGACATTTACAGAATTAGAGGAATCTATAGTGTACAGGATAACGATTTTGACCTAAGTCAATTTGGTTTATTCTTAAGCAATGATACATTGTTTATGTCTGTACACATAAGAGGTACAGTTGAAACAATGGGAAGAAAGATTATGCCCGGCGATGTATTTGAACTTCCTCATTTAATAGATGAATATGCAGAAAACGATGCATCTGTAGCATTAAAAAGATTTTATGTTGTTGAAGACATTAATCGTTCAGCTGATGGGTTTTCACAAACTTGGTACCCACACTTATATCGTATAAAATTAAAACAAATATACGATGGACAAGAATACAAAGACATACTTGACTTACCTGCCGTTGAAGAAGATCCAGGCGGAGACAATCTTAGAGATATTTTATCTACATACGAAAAAGAAATGCAAATTGCACAAGCGGTAGTCAGTGAAGCAACTACTAACGTAGAAAAATCAGGGTATGACATTAGTCATTACTTTTCACTTGCTGTCGACGATGACGGTATTGTTGAGCTAACTGAAACTAAAGATTCTTCCGGCTTGTCTCAAATGGCGCCGCCAGATAGAGCAGGATATAGAGGATATATTATCGGCGATGCTATATCTCCTAATGGTGAAGCATTTGGGTTTGGCGTAGCATTTCCGGGTGATCCGCAAACTAATGACTATTTTTTAAGAACAGACTTTTTACCTAACCGATTATTTCAATATAAAAATAATAAATGGAACAAAGTTTATGATGTTAAACGTGCATTTGTTTATGGTGACGATAATACAAATACACAAAAAGGCGACTTTATTAATAACACTGGTACAAACAATATTGCAGGTGAACAAGTTACTGAGAGACAAAGTTTATCTAAAGCACTTAGACCAAAGGCGGATAACTAATGCAACATTTTTATGATGGACAAATAAGAAGGTACTTGACACAGATTATACGTCTGTTTGGACAATTTAGTTATAAAGATGGTCAAGGTAGATTAGTACAAGTACCAGTTATGTATGGTGATTTAACTAGGCAAGTTGGAAGCATTTTACGTGACAATAGCGAGAACAAAATACCTAGTGCGCCACGTATGGCTGTATACATTACTAATTTAGAAATGGATACTGCAAGATTAGCTGATAGTAGTTACGTAAACAAACTAAACGTACGAGAACGTGCATATGATAGTGCAGGACAAGAATATTTAAATCAAGCAGGAAAAAATTATACAGTTGAACGCTTAATGCCTACTCCGTATACTCTTACTGTTAATGTTGATATTTGGAGTACAAATACAGATCAAAAATTACAAATACTCGAACAAATTTTTATGTTGTTTAATCCTAGTTTAGAAATACAAACTACAGACAACTATATTGACTGGACTAGTCTAAGTGTGTTAAATATGGATAATATTAATTTTACTTCAAGATCAATCCCAACTGGTACTGAAAACGAGATCGACGTAGCTACTATAACATTAACTACACCAATCTTTATTAGTCCGCCGGCAAAAGTTAAGAAACTTGGTGTTATTACTAAAATCATTACAGCTATATTTGCAGACAACGGACTAGAAGTAAATATAGACGAAAACGCATATACACAAAGTTTAGTTGAACAAAAAATTAAAGAAAATGAAGAAACTGATAAAATTAACAACGGGCAAGCATTAACTAATGAAGATGCATTAGTTGTTACTACATATCAAGATTATGACATTGTGTTTATTGACGGAGTTGCTAAACTAATAAAGAACGGAGTTGTTGGATCAACTTCATGGACAGCCTGGATGATTGCACAGCCATTTATTTATGAAGCAGGGGTAACACAACTTAGATTACAACGAAGTACAGGATTAGAGATTGTCGGAACTGTTCAAATTAATACATTAGATGAAACAGAATTACAAATTGTTTCACTTGATGAAGATTCATTACCTTCAGATAGTGACATCGTTGGGCCTAACGGTACTAGAGGAAGTATAGAATATATAATCGATCCTACACGCTTTGATCCAAGACAAGTTCAAGATAGTTCAACAAATACTCGATTATTATTACTAGGTAGTATCGGCGATGCATCAAATGTCAACGGAGCAATTGCTTGGAAAAATGAAGATAATAGTAATTTTGTTGCAAGCGAAAATGATATTATCGAATGGGACGGATTAAGTTGGCACATAGTCTTTGATGCTAGTTCTGTATCTAACGAAACTTTTGTTACTAATCTTAATACACAAACTCAATACAAATGGACTGGCGAAAATTGGATATTGTCATACGAAGGCGAATATCCAAACGGCACTTGGAGAATGACATACTAGCATAATTATTAGTATGAGAGACATCGTTTGTAGTGGCGCATTAATTTATTCTTTAGAATCAAACAGATTTCTATTTTTGCATAGAGCAAATGGGAAACGTAATAACCTGTGGGGGCTTGCAGGTGGCGGTAATGAAGAGGGCGAAAGTCCTTTTGAAGGATTGCGTCGCGAAATTGAAGAAGAAATTGGCGTAATAGATATTAAGAAAACAATACCATTAGAAACTTTTATTTCTAATGACTCTAAGTTTCACTTCCATACATATCTGTGCGTTATTGAAAAAGATTTCCTACCAAAATTAAATAGCGAACATGACGGTTTTGCGTGGGTTAGTTTTGGAAAATGGCCAAAGCCCCTACATTCCGGATTAATGAACACTTTAAATAGAAAGAGTAATATTACAAAATTAAAAACAGTTATTGATGTAATAAAACTACTTGACTAACCTAACGGAGTATAGTATAATATAGATATGCAAGTATTAATCATTGGCGATATTATTATCGATAGATATATTCATGGAACTACTACTAGATTAAATCCTGAAGCACCTGTTCCTGTTGTAAATGTAACCAACGAATACGATTCGTACGGTGGTGCATCTTTAGTATTTAAAAACTTAGAATCACTTGGTGTACATGTAACACAACTTCATTACGATGATGAAAAATCAATAAAGACAAGAGTGCTAAGTGATAATCATTATATTACACGTATTGATCAAGATGTTATTGCAAACGGAGACGGTATTGCAGATGATATTGAAGAATTAGATTTGTCTGACTTTGAATATGTAATTTTAAGTGATTATAATAAAGGTGTGCTTGATGCTGCACCACGAATAATTAAACACTGTAATAAGCACAATTGTAAAGTTATTGTTGATCCAAAAAGACATGCAGATCATTATAAAGGTGCATGGTTAGTTAAACCTAATGCTAAAGAATTTATTGATCTTGGGTTTGATAAATGGGAAGGTAATATAATTATCACTAGCGGCGGTAATACATGTACTGCTGAATTTGAAAAAATTAGATATATCTCTACACCTAATAAAGTTGAAGTATCAGATGTAACTGGTGCTGGAGATTGTTTTCTTGCCTCTTTTGTTTATGGATTAACAAACGGAATGAAGTTTCAAGAATGTCTTGATATTGCTGTTGTTGGTTCAACCGAAAGTGTAAAGCGGCATGGTACTTACGTTCTAACGCCTGAAGACATTAGAAAAAAGACAGTATTTACAAACGGGTGTTTTGACATACTACATACTGGGCACTTAACACTTCTTAAAGAAGCTAAAGCGCAAGGTGATTATTTGATTGTAGGATTAAATTCAGACGAGTCTATACAGAACTTAAAGGGTAACGATCGTCCTTATAATAATTTTGCTATACGTAGACAACAACTTGAATTAATTCCGTATGTAGATGAAATTATTGAATTTAGTGAAGAAACCCCTTATAATTTAATTAAAGATATAAAACCTAATTTAATTGTTAAAGGTGGCGACTATACAATAGAAGAAGTAGTAGGTCACGATTTAGCACCTGTCTATATTGTGCCTACAGTTAAAGGACATAGTACAACAGATATTTTAAAGGCAAGAGATGAAAATACTAATAACAGGTCATAAAGGATTTGTAGGACAGAATTTAACATTCTATTTACAAGATAATTTTGAGTTATCAGGATACGAATGGCAGGATGATTTTTTACCCGAAGTAGAAGGATTTGATTGGGTTATACACCTTGGAGCAATCTCTGCTACTACAGAAACAGATGTAGACAAAGTTATGTTACAAAACTATGAGTTTTCTAAATGGCTTTATCATCAATGTAATACTAAAGGTGTAAACTTTCAATATGCTAGTAGTGCCAGTGTATACGGTACTAATACAGACTTTAACGAAGACGCTCCTAAGCAACCACAGAGCCCATATGCATACAGTAAATATCTATTTGATAGATGGGTATGGCAACAGCAAAAACATAATATTGTAGTTCAAGGATTACGTTATTTTAATGTATTTGGACCGTTTGAAGATCATAAAAATGATATGATGAGTCCAGTGAGTAAGTTTACTACCCAAGCTACGGAAACTGGAACTATAACATT